ACTGCGCATAACCAAAAACTTGGATTCAATTGGTCTGTTGTCCCTGGTTAAAAGGGATACTGCCCTATCCCCACAGATAGCCAATTGCCTACAGACAGTGCGTATCATGAATTTGTTAAGAAAGCATAACAATTTTACAAAGATACACCTTTGGCATAACACTATGATACTACTGCGAAGAAATATGAATCTGCAAAGATCACGATCAAGCAAGTAGCATCGCTGGAAGCAAAGTAGCAAAGGAACGCACGACTTCCTGTCAAGATCGTTGGTCTTGAAGAAAACCTTGATCCTCTCGAACCTGCGTAAGGTTTCCAAGAACAAACTTTCGATGACTTTCAATCATTCTGTGATGAGCTGGACGTGACCGCGAGATCTGGCAAAAGTTCAATCGCCGGAGCTTAGTCCGGCCAGAACCAGTTCGAGTATAACCGCGCTACACGAGGTGTTACTATCGGAGATTTTCATTCTTCTTTAATGAACTTACCGCTAATCATGGAAAAGATATCCGATTACATCGAAGGCCTGCCTGATCGTGAGTGGGCATTGAGTGTCATATCTCCTTTTCACGCTGCCAGCAAAGGTACGAGGATCCCCTGCTATTCCCCGACTTAGACCGTAACCGGAACTAATTTTCAAGATTATGATTTCTCTGTTACCGGTTATTCATGCTTAGTAGCAACATGTTTCACCGCTTGGAACACGGAACCTTGGGTAATCTTCAACAATATTACGCAATAAACGTTAGACTCCAACCCGATACCCGTGACCGTTTACTCTTCAGGCGTTGCACCTGGCGTGATCGCAGGAGAAATTTTATATTAAACCAGAGCCATTCCACTTCCTTATACCACCAACGCTGAGTTTTTAGCTAACGTAACCTTTGGTGTGATTCCTTCGGTTCAAGGATTGTTTACAAATGTGAGAGTCGCTGCTGCTGGTTTGAGGTTCTTCAAAACTTCTGCCTCCACTACAGAATCCGGAGTGATCAAAGGATATTATTCTGATAGAGGTTCCTACATAACTCGCAACCTGAATTAGCAATTAAATTATTTTTAAGATGACTAATCACACGTCAGAGTTTACTGTGCTGCCGGTGCAGGTGAAGCTATGGGAAGATCCGGGTTTATGCTCGGAGCAATTTACCAACCCCTCGATAATAACGAAGCGACAACATTTACCAATTAAGATAGACTATTTCTTTCAGATTTTACTGGCCTGATGGATGCGAACTTCGTTAACATTCCGCAAAAAGGACCGATTCGGTTATTATTCCAAACGAACTCATAATTTTTCGTTCCTGGTAATTATTACGTTGTTGATTCCCAATCGTATCCTAAGATTGTTAGTGGTGAAATTGTTATTACAGCAATGTATATTGATGCGAATTCTTTAGCCACTAAGCATGTCACGCTAGAATCATTTGAAAGCGTGCAGGCAGACACAACTTTTGAGATGTAATGGGTCGTTCATTATGAAGGTGTTCCATCATCTGAGTCACAATATCTCGAAACCGGAATGCAGGTCCTTTCACCTTAATATAGCTCACCAATGGATATCTTAAGACGCTTTGACTTCGCCGATTTCCGCACTGGACCCATGCTAAACATTGATACCCCTTCAGATGAATACGCCAATGGAATATTCTAGAGAGGATTTTTCCAGAAGGTCGGAAATATTTTGCATAAAGGTATTACTGAGATCCAAAGAGATGCTACACTACGTGACAAACTCCGATCTGTTGCCCCAGAAATCGGGCGGTTGCTTATGCAGAAAATACCTGGTGGCGCTATCATTGCACCTTTAGTCTCCAAAGCTTTGAAGGGCTTGATCTCCGCGCACGGTAAAACAGATGATGCTGGTGCTGACATCGCGAACATGTATAGGTGTTAATCTGCGATTTTATCTCATCAACTTGCAGCTTACAATAAACTGGACGCTCAACAAATGATCAAAGAAGATCAAAACAATGCCTTGTGATCTCACGGTGAGTGATGATTGCTGATCCAATTGGTTCCGAAAGGGTGAAAATGGTGAAGACCGTAAAAAACTATTTCGTGGAAATGGGCCACGTGAGCATAGCGTCTTATTTGTGTGTATTAAGCGAC